AAGGTGAATGTATGATAGAATACGAAGTTCCAGAGCCAGACTATAGGTATGGCGGTGAGCTTGTCGGCAAGATAATGCACTGCGAAACCTGTGAGGGTAGAGGAGAAGTACAACAGCATGAGGAGGAGTAAACATGCTAAACTATCTACGCAAAGTAAGACCAATCAGCCTCAAAGCCAGTTGGATTGGGTGGTTCGTCACTGTTCACCTAACACTATCGTTTACGATTATGTTGATGATGATAGCGATGGGCATCAACCCGACCCTCTTGGTTTCAGTGATTGGTGCGCCCCTGTGGATTGGCGTTGCGTTCGCCTCAAAGACACTGACTGACAAAATTATGGAGGACTAAATGAAAATAGATAAATCTATACCCCTTCCACCACGCATCGGCTCTGAGTTTGTGAGCACTGCAAAGCAAATGGAAGTGGGTGATTCAGTAAAAGTTGTAACAATGCGAGAAGCAATTAACTTAAGCCAAGCTATCAGACGTAGAGGTGGAAACGCCTCTATGCGTCAAGTCAACACTGAAGCATGGCGTGTATGGAGGACAGCATAATGTACACAAGAATGAACGGCACTATTGATTGCACTAAAGTTGTCATCTACACAGATGACCCGAACTTTGTTGCTATAAAATTTCACCAAGGTCAAAACGAAATCCCACTTACTGTCTACGCTTCTGCTAGAGATGGTAAAACATTTGAGTTCTTTACTGGCATAGAGTCTAAGGACGTTACTATTTTATTGGAGGAAACCGATGCAACAGCAGATACCGCTATCTCAACTTAAACACTCACCAGACAATGTACGCAAAGTAAAGTCCAGCAAAGAAAGCATCAAGCAACTTGCCGCCTCAATCGAGGCCAAGGGCTTGTTGCACAATCTTGTCGTAGTAGAGAACGGCAAAGGCTACAACGTCATTGACGGTAACAGACGACTCGATGCACTTAACAAAGTGTACAAATCAAACCATCTTATCCCATGCATTGTACTAGACTCTAATGATAATGAGGTTGGCTTACATGCAAACATGATGCGTGAGGATATGCACCCACTCGATGAGTGTGACGTTATCCAAGCTCTTGTTGCAGATGGTGCTGAAGACTTTGACTCTGTTGCCAAACGATTTGGTCAGACTAAACGCTGGGTAGAACAGCGTGTGAGCCTCTCTGAGCTATCAGACAAAGCTAAAGAGATGTTTCGTGCTTACCGCTTCAACTTGGCTGTTGCACAGGCTTTTACGCTTGGTACACATGAGAAGCAAGATGAGTATCTTGATATGGATTATCAGTCCTATCATGCTCAAGCTGTCAAAGAAGCTATGGTAGACAGAAAAATTCCTACCACTGCTGCACTTTTTGATGTTGAACCTCACAGAAGCAAGCTAGACATTGAATCTGATCTGTTCGGTGATGATGAGTTTATCACTAACAAAGAAGAGTTCAAAAGCTTACAGACTGCCCACATATATGAGGTGTGCCAAAAGTATCGTGAAGAGTATATGGATGTCATCTATCTTGAAGACCAGTATCACTGGGATGCACCAGAATGCAATACGCTACTTCCTGTTTACGGAGAAGACAATGGCTACACTAAGCAAGACCTTATACTTGTAGTTACCTACAACTCATATCGCTATGCTCTTGATACTAAAGAGATGGTTATGAAAGACATCCAAGAAGCACAGGAGGCACAAGATGTTGCTGTTGAGGAAGAAGAGGAAGAAGTAACGCCTCTGACTTACAGCAAGCCACAAGAAGATTTGCTGAAAGGTTACTTTGCTGACTACGCTCTCAACAAAGCATGGTCTGTTATGAAGAACGGTGAAGTCTCAAAGCTTATGAAGTCACTGCTCATTCATCGTAAGCTAGGCTACACATACTCAGCTATCAATCGTGTCGGTCACATCTATGCTGACCCACAAAACTTATTCCCTAAGGATGAATACCCAGATGATTACACTCAACCTGATTATATCAACCATATTGAAAAACACCAAAAGCTTGCTAGCGATGCTTTTGATGCTGACGGAACTACTCCACTTGCTTACTGCATGTCTCTCTCTTATCAAGACCTCGATGCTTTATTTGTGGCGTGTTGCCTCACAGGTATTTCGAAGTACGACTTGCAGTCAGAAACGCTCCAAGAGTTTATTGGCTCTCCCCAATCATACCAAAAGTGGTTCACGCCAGACGAAACATGGCTAAACAAATACAAAGCCAATCAGATTTCAATGATGGAAGACTATTTGTTTGGTAAAGTATCTACTGGCTCACGTTCAAGCCGTATCAAAGCAATCAAAGATGAGCTTTCTAAGAATCCTATCTTTGATCCTTACGGTTCTTGGCCACAGTTCAAACCCCAATAAGCTATCAATGCTGATTCTGCTACTCCATCCTCGCACTTTAACTGCCAAGAGTCCGAGGCTTGGGGTAGTAGGAAGCTTGCTCTAGCTCTTGCTAAGTCCTTGTCAGCAGAAACGTTGAGGTCTTTCTTCCACTTTCTTGCTGACACTTCTACATACTTAATGTCCAATGCAACAAACAAACCTAAATACAAACCGTAATTGAGGCCAGTCTTAAATGTTGAAGACACACCTTGACCTGGCATAGCTTGTTGTTTCTCAATATAAACAACTTCTGGCCTATATAACTTTAAGTAATCAACTATCCTAACAAGGTTTAGAATCTTCTTGTTAGCTACTTTAACGACAGGTGTTCTATAGGCTGACACTTCCTCACCTTGCATAAAGGTGATGCCACCTGTCAAACCAGGGTCAATCCCGCAAACTCTCATCTTTTATCTCCAATTTAATATCGCATCCTAAGGCTTCAGCCCAACAGTATGCATTAAACAAAGTTGGCTTTCTATTACCAATTTCCCACTTAGCACATAGACCTGACGCCACACCGAGTCTTTGGTCAACTTCGGGTTGCGTAAGTCCTAATTCGTACCTACGTCTTTGAAATTGTTTAATTAAATTGGAAGTAAAAGTAATTTCACTCATTCACTTCACCTATCACATAAGCCAAATATATGCTAATGTGAATTGTTATGCAAGGAGGACACTATGGGCATGACTCGTAAGCACTATCGGTGGCTTGCCACTGAGATTGCACCTATCACCACAAACAAAGAATTATTCATTACAAAAGTAAGGGAGATTGCTGGCAGAAACTTTGACCAATACCGCTTCCGTGATGCTGTAGAAGATGCATGGGCGGATGCACAAGCCGATGAATGCGGACCTGACTTATATAAGCAGGTCGATTACAAGGAGAACTAAATGCTTACTGAAGCACAAATCAAGGAACGAGCCACCTACATAGGCTCATCAGACGCAAAGACTATCGCCTCAGGTGATATTGCACAATGGATGACACTAGCCAGACAGAAAGGTGGACAGGAAGATGCAAAGTTTTCAAAGCAAACCCAACTGCTCATGGACACTGGCTCGTACCTCGAACCATACATCATTGACAAATGGTGTGAGCAAAACAAACGCAAAGTTAACTCAAGGGGGATGGGCAAAACTATCCTTATTGACGGCATCCCTATGCATTCTACCTTTGATGGTCGTGTTGTTGGCGATGCTTTTCCATTGGAAATTAAAGCTCATTTTGGTTTCAAAGACATGGAAGAACTATGTGACTTTTATTCGCCACAATGTCAGCATCACATGCTGGTGGCTGGTGTCGACAAGTGCTATCTTGTGGCTCTATTCGGTGTACGCTGCCGCCTAGAGTGGCGTATGCTCAAGAAGGACGATAGCTGGTGTGACATGTACATGAACCAGTGTCGTATGTTCTGGCAGTTATACAAAGACGATACTCATGTCTTGCCAGACGCTCTGCCTCCAGTGGTACATTCAGATATGTTTACAATGAACATGGCTGACCTACCTGACTGGTCTGAAGAGCATGACCGCTTATTCGGCCTTGAGGCACAAAACATCATCGAATCAAAGCAAGCTGTCAAAGTTGGTGATGAAGCCAAGGATATGTTCAAAGAGAAAATGCCTGAGAAGTGTCGCCGTATGGACTACGACCTATCTGGCAATCTTACAGGTCACAAAATCCGTGTCACACGTTCACGTGCTGGCACACTAACTTGCACACATGTAGCACCTAAGGAGGGCAAAGATGCCTAGAGGAAGACCAAACAAAGCGGTGGCTGAAGCCAAACAATTAAAAGAAGCTATGAATGAACATCAGATAGAAAGCATACAGAATCTTGACAAGGCTTTACAACAAGTTATGAGTTCTTTTCGAGGTTTAGAGAACCCACACTACAATCACATAGTAGACCTTGATAATGCTTTTATAGAATTTCATTACTTACTAAGGGAGATTATTCACAATGACTGATAACATCTGGCAAACACTATCACGATTCGATGTATCTAAAGAAGTAGAGCAGAAGGGTCGTTTCGATTATCTCTCATGGGCATGGGCTTGGGCTTTTGTCAAAGAGAAGTACCCATCTGCCACATTCGAGAAGCACATCTTCCGTGACAATCAAGACAATCCGCTACCATTTATGCGTGACACCAAGGGTCATACATATGTAGCTGTGACTGTCACCATCGAGGGGCTTGCTCACACAGAGATTCACTATGTCATGGACAACAAGAACCAGTCCATTCAGCATCCTGACGGTGGACAGGTCAACAAAGCTCTTCAGCGTTGCCTTGTCAAAGCTATTGCCTTTCATGGTCTTGGACTCAATGTCTATGCTGGTGAAGACTTGCCTATGGACTTGGACGAAGAAGATGGCTCTGTTATCATCAGTCAGTTCAAAGAAGCAAAGACGATAGATGAGATTGACGGAATGTGGCGTAAACACAAAATGGCAATCGGAACGCTAGGTAAAGTGGCAAAGGCACAGGTGACTGATGAGTTCAAGAAAGCGAAAACCACTCTCCAAGCAAGCGCAGAAGCGTGAACGTAACACCGTAACTTATATCTTTTCTCGCTGTAGAAATTGCGGCAAGATGGTGAACAACGAACTCGACAGTTACACCGTCACAGCCGCAATGGATATATTCTGTGAGCCTTGTTATTACGACATAGGCTGGCAGAACATAAAAAAGAATTATGAAAACTACAGAGAACCTAGAGAGCTACCAGTTAGGCGTTATAAAAATGACTCAGGAAATACTAGCTGACAGGGACTTACACCAAATCCTTGCCAAAAAAGCTATTATATTCTCTGCTGAAACTAAACAACATGAGGGATGTCTCTGGATTACAGGTTCAGGGATATTCTCTTCTTATCGCACTATGTTTGTTAATGTTGAGCAAGAAGAATACGGTGCGTTAACAGTGACAGTGACTATCACAGATGATGATACTGGTCGTACTAATTATCTTGTATGGGGATACGGAGATAATGAAGACAAGGCATCCATCGCACAAATGTTACTGTTCCTTATAGAAGACATACTCAATGGAAGAGGGGAGCGTGTAATATGCCAATGACCAAGTATGACAGAAACAAATGCTCTACTTACGATGTTTATGTAGAGATAGTTGTAGAACGTAGAATAAAGGTTGTGGGTATCGACAAAGATGATGCTTTAGATTTAGGGCTAGAAAGAATTAAAACCAGAAGCCAAGCTTTAGAACGATACGACAACCAAAAAGTTTTGAGCTATGAGGTGGTCGATGTGGTAGATAGAGCTACTTCCGCTTAAATCTATCCAACCCTTTTAAGCCTAAACCAGCAAGTATCGTCACATATAATATGTTTTGATACCAATCAGGTAGTTCATTCAGCCTATCAAACCCTTGCTTCACTACATCCTCCATGCCCGGAATGAATGTAAGTACACAAGGAGCAAGTACAGCTATTGTTATTATTTCGTCTTTCCAGCTAGACTTAGTAGACTCAGCCATGATTAGCTCCCACTTGCTATCATGCTGTGCAGCAGTCTTCATAATCTCAGACTTGGCTTTTTCTTTCTCAACCTTGCCTTCTAAAAATGTAGTAGCAAGATTGCCTACAACACCTAGTAACTGAATCATTCTACAAACTCCAATATGTTGCCGTCCTTAACTTTAACCTTTAACTCTTTGCATGACCACTTCTGGTCAAAGTTATTGGTGTGGCCTACGTTACGTTTAATCTTTCTGCGTACAGACAAACACTCAGACAAGGATTTATAAGGCGTGTACTCTACCTTCTCACCACCCATTACCAGCAATAAAACAAAAGTAAGTTCAACCACCGTTCCGTATCTTCTCTAAGTTTTCTTCTAAGTTAGTTATACGCTTTTCATAAAACTCTAACGTCAGCTTTTGCTGTTGATCATAGGGTGCTTTGCCACCCTCTATTTCGTTCTGCAACTTCTCTAACTCAGTAGCTAAATGCTCTATCAGCATGAACTGTTCACTATCGGCTGGCAAGCTACCCATCTCGCCTCTAGGCCACTTGATGCGAAACTCTGTGTTTTGCTCCAAGTCAGACTGCATCATGGTCTGGTTTGTTTCTAATGTGTTTAATCTTTCAATCAAACCAAAGTAAGCCCATGTTGCTAAACTAGCCGCCGCAACCATACTGATAATGTTGCGTAGCGGTAGTGCTACCTCAGTGTTCTCACTTAGCTTTGCCGCCATTTATTTCTCTGAATTTAGCCATACTGCCAATGAGCCTGTCATTGCGCCAGTAACTACGCTTATCAATGCGCTTTGTTGTGTAGATAAATCTGGCTGAGATAACGCCCATTCAATACAGCGTATGTAAACGCCTGTCATGCACACCATCATAAATCGTGGTAAGATGCGTAGCTCTAACATCTTTCTTGCTACTTCTTCTGCACTCATAACAAACCCCTTGCCTTCATCGCAAACCAAACTAGAAACCACAAACCAGCACCGATACATATCATAAGTATTGTTATTATTGTTATCTCTATGTTCTTCTTGATTCTAGCTTTGCGTCTTTGCTCTGCTCTTATCCTGTCTTTGCGTATCTGACCTTCGATGCCAACAAACTCATTCCAAGCCTGTGGATTAATACTAAGCATATACAGTCTGAGTTCTTCTCTTTGCTTCTTTATCTGCTTCATTGCAGTCCAAGATTGCAATGCTTCTTCTTCAACAGACTTATTAAAAAAACTTTGCTTCTGCTTGTTATGCTTGCTTTCTATTTCATGTACCGCACCCATCCAGCGTGATACATCTTTATACATGCCTTCGACATCTTTCCCTAGGGCGATGCCTTTTTTCACAGCCGCAAAAGCACTAGCAGCGAGTGCAATTGTGGCAGGGTCTATCATAACTACCTTCGCTTTAACTTCTGCATATTAGGATAGCTAGTGTCATCAGCTTTTGCCTTAGAAGACGAAAAAAAATTTCCCATCTTCTTAACAGTCTTACTAACGCCAGATGTTACACTGTTAAAATATTCACCAAAACCAATAGGTTTAGTTTGGGGTCTAACGTTCTTGAAACGTTTTGCAAAATCATCGTTCATTTACTTCTTCCTAGACTTCCAGATATTTATCAAAAGCAAAATAACAGTAAGGCTAACAGCTACCAAGCCAAGCCAATCGCTTAGAACATCAACCCACAACGGAGCAGTCAAGCCGCCAGCATATAAAGGGATATCGTTCTGGTTCACCCTGCAATCTCCATTAGTGTCATGCTAGAAGTACCGCCATAATTCGTATTGCCAGTGTGCCTATTAAGATAACCAGTTCCTGCATCAACTTTCCATTGAAGTTTATATGTGGTTGCTGATGTTGTAGCTGGGCTGTCTAAGAAGGGTCTGTTGGCGTGGTAAAGCCCTTCATCACCGTGAGAATAATGACCTATAAAAGCATCCACATTTCCAATATTAGGATTTTCAGAGATGATTGTACTGCCTCTAATTAATCTGTACAAAATTGTATTTGAGCCGGGGCTGTGGGCGTGAGCCAACTGAACAGTGACTAAAATTTTATTACTCGCAGAAGAAGGAGTTATAGAAAGACTAAAACCTGAAATGTCTGCATAGGTAGTGCCTGTCCTAGTTAGTAAGTCTTCAAAAGAAAGAAACTTAACCTGCAACACAGTACCACTGGGCAACCCTGCGCTAGTAACAGCAGACAGAGACTGATTGTTTAATTTAATAAGTGCCATGTCAGTCTCCCTAACCTGCTATTTCCATTAGTGTTATGTTTGTGTCTGGCACTTCTGTTGTTGTACCAGCTTGCGCACCGCCACCTATTCTTGCAGTATTGCTAGCGCTTTCAGCCGCAATTTGAATTTTGTACGTTACAGCAGAAGTAGTTGATGGAGAATCATAAATTACGTTCATTACATTTCTGCCACTGTGGCTAAAATTCTGATAATCAATTTGCGAATTTCTGTCTATTTCAGTAGAGCCTCTTAATATTTTAAGAAAAGTATAGTTGTTAGCTCCATAGTTAGATAAAAAGCCATTAAACATAACCAATATTTTACTAGACGTAGATGATGGAGTAATTGTTGCTGATAACCCTGTAACATCTACAAAGCTTGTGCTTTGAGTATCAAATGAAGTTGTTAGTTTTGTATTTACAACTTGCAACACAGAACCAGTTGGCAAGCTATCAATCTTTGCCGCAGTAACAGCACCGTCCTGTATCTTAGCTGTAGTTACGGCATCAGTACCAATCTTGTTAGCTGTAATAGCCCCATCAGTAACCGTCTTAACAGCCAGCACATCACCCAGCGCAACAACAAAGTCGATACTGTCTGAGCCTGTCAGTGGGTCATCAAACACTAGGTCAGAACCTGACACTGTGAAGCTGTCTTGTGGTGCTTGGATAACACCGTTCAGAGATACTAGCAGTTGGTTAGCACTCTCTGGGTAGTATGCCGCAGACCCTAGCGTAAGAGCGTAGGTGTCTGTAGCAGAAGCAGTAAGGTTGTCTAGCTTATGAAAGCCACCGCCTACTGGATTTTTACCTATGTATGGCATTATTCTGCATCCTGTATTGTGTTGCCGTCAGCTACCCATTCTAGGATAGCGGCATAGTGGCGGTTGGCTGGGTCAAGGGGTACAATCAAAGTTTCACCATCAATTATCACAACTATATTATGTTCGGCTTCCCCAAAAACAGGGTTATTTTGATATTGTGCTGATGTAATATTCATTTTTATAACTCCGCATCCATTTTCATATTATACTGCCCCGCAGTACTTGTTGCGTAATACAAAACATACTCATCAGTAGCGGCAAAAGTTGTGTATCCACTATTAAAAGTTGGCGTAGCCCTCATATTATACAAGTAGCCATGAGGAAGATTCCCAGCATACATATAGACGTATCTGTCTTGATAATACCGTAAACACCTAGCCAACTCATCTGCATAGCTACGATGCTCAAACGGTGTAGCCTCGCCTACTTCTAGCTGTACGCCTGTGATTTGCCATGTCGCACTATTGGTTGCTACAACATCCGTTGCATTACTTCCTGCAATATCATTGTTAGCCGCCCAAGCATTTGCTGTTGACTTAAAGTCAGCCCCAGCACCTACGCTAAAGGTTGTTGTAATCCCAGCACCGTTTGTCGTTAAATAAGTGCCAGATGTATCGCCAACAAATTTTATGGTTTTTCTTTCCCAAGTGTTTGCAGAGTTAATTGTGTACTCAAAAGGATAAGTTCTGTTGAATCCATTACTGTTTCTAATTGCACCACCAAAAGTCCCTGTTAAAGATGACTTTACATAGAAAGACAAAGTTGCTGTTTTTGCATCAGCCGTTCCATAAAGTAAATGTGCGCCTGTATATCCTTCTAGCTGTTGCTGAACAAGAAAGTAATCAGAAGAAACAGGGGTGTAAGCAGAAAGGCTAGTAATTTTTAGCGAGTTTTGAAAACCAACTGGAGCATCTGTTACTTGTTCTACAGAAAATTTTGATGCTTGACTTAAAGAACACTTCCATCTGTCTGCACTAAACTGACCATCGGTAGGTGTTATACTTGAACCGCTGTTTCTTTGGTCAATAGCAAAGTTACCATTGATGATAAGATTTCTCGCCCCTGCATATTGCTCTTGAGAGGCTGGTAGTATTTTTGATAATGCCATTACAGCCTCCTATGCGTACATAATTCTAATAGTGCCAGCATCAAAAGTTCCAGCAGTAGGAAAAAATCGTATTCTGTCTAACTCGCCAGACAATTCCTTGTACCCCATTATAGATGTAAAATAGGTATCACTAGTAGATACAAAAATTCTAGATTCCATTATCCATCTGTTACTTCCAGCGTGAAATAATTCACCCTTAAAATATATAGAATTACTAGGGTTAGTCCACCCATAGGCTCTCCAAGAATCGGCACTTGTAGAACTCCCACCAGTAACAAATGAATTTGTTCCATAATGACCATTTCTAGCATAGCCAGTGGTTTCAAATCCCCCGCTATCGCCTATTCGAATGTCAATAGTTGCTGTTGCAGAAAAAGAAAGCCCCCAGCAAGTGAATTTAACTACCTCTACGCCACTTGGTATTCCTGTAAAATCAACCGTGCTACTGCCAGTTGCAGTTTGTTCGCTAACGGCAGTTAATGCACCACCGATATTTGTTAAAGCAGAACCATTTAAAGCTGGAAGCGTTCCAGATGAAGCTAACTTGCTCATAGTAACTGCATTGTTAGCCAGCTTATCTGTGCTAATAGAACCATCAGGCGGCACTACAGTTTGCAATGCCAGAGAGTTATATACCACATAGATATCATCAGAAGCAACTACATCGCCAGTTAGCGTTACGGCTGTATCATTTACAGTGTACGCAGTCGTTGGCTCTTGTTTTACATTGTTGATATAGAGGTCAATATCTTCTTCTTTGCTAACAGCGTGAGTTAGCGTAAGAGTATCGCCAGTTGCCCCTGTTAAGTCTTGCTTGGTAGGACGCTGGACAAAGCCTTCTGCTTGTTGATTACCTACATAACCCATTGGTTAAATCCCTTACGTTACTGGTGTACTGATTGCATCAACTACAGAAACCCAAACATCAGCAGAAGAAGCTGTGTCTGACTTTACATAAAGCCTGTCACCAGACTTAACGACAACTTTTGCACCGCCATCTAAAATTTGCAGCGCACCGCCAGCAGCAATAGGTGCATCTTTAACTAGATGAATGTCGTTAGTGCCATCGTTGATATAACATTCAATCGTGATGGCGTTAGCTGTTACGTTGGCAATGTGAATACCTACAATCGTATCTACACTATCAAAGTTAGCCCCATCAGGTATGTCAGCAGCTACCGTACCTACTGCGTTTAATGTGTATCTATGGAAATTCTGTGCCATTATTTACTCCTATAAGGCGATTGCCATTGCAATGCTAAATCCATTACTAGCAAAGCCTGTTGTGTCCTGAACAGCATCATTCCAATTAGCACCGTCATAAACACGAATTACATTGTTAGCTGTATTAAAATATAAATCACCAGCTTCTAAAGCCTGACTATCTGAAGGGTCAGCATCGTATGGGTCTTGCGTTGGGTCAGAAGAGTGCGCTCCAAGATATGTATTTTGAAAATCTTGTTGAACATACGATTGTGCTTTTTCTGCCCAATAACGTGCCGAGAAGTTAGAACCATCAACCGCAGTGGTAGACGCATAAGAACCACCGCCACCCAACGCCCACTGTTTAGCAGAGCCGCTAGTGTTTGCGGGTAGTGAACCAATGGCATATTCTTTAGCAGAGTATTCAGTACCATCTACTGTATCTGTAGTTTCTACCGCCCAGTCTTTTGCAGGGCCAGCACCAGAAGTATCCGTTACGCCAGTACCGCCAATAGACCAAGCCTTTGCAGAATAGTCTGTGCTATCCACAATGCCGTTTGTTTTAACAGCCCAGTCTTGGGCATTGCTCTCTGATGTTGCCGCATTAGTTTCGCTATCACCAGCATTAGTCTCAGATATTCCAGCATTTGTTTCGCTTGTAGCCGCATTAGCGGCTGATGTAGCCGCACTCACAGCGTCAACAATTAACTCAAAATGAGTAGTGTCTGTTAGCAAATCACCAATAGCTGAATCAGCAATACAAATGTAAATGTTGTTTAACTGTGCAGCAGTTGTTGATTTAATAATATCATGCTTAACATAAGCCGCAGTAGTCGTTGTTGCATCTGCTCCTTTGTAATCACCAATAGTAGTAGATACCGTAACAGCACCGTTAGCATCAAATGACAGAAACTTGTTAGCTCTAGTTGCTGATGAAGGTAGTGTAATAGAAGCAGCACTATCAGAGTCGGCTAGCTTCATTGTACGGCTAACTTTAGTTTCAATCTCTTGCTCAATAGCAATAATCTTGTCTAACTCTGTATTTAGTGATGAGATATTAAACGGACCTGATGTTGGAAAGTCAGTCGTTCTAGCTACAGGAATATCTCTGAGTATAGTAAAGGTATCAGTTCCAGCACTATAACTGTCACCAAGAGTGACATATCCACCAGAAAATCCATCATCTACAGCAGTTCCTGTAACAGAAAATGTACCAGTACCAGTTCCTCTTGATAACGTAGTGTCTACACCAGCCGCAGTCGTCACAATAACGTTGATGTCATCGAGGTCAAAGAATGGGAAATCAATCGTTAACTGCGTTGTGCTGGCAGTTACCGCTTGGGTGTACTGGACTCTAGCGTCATTATCTGCAATTTCTATAGTAGCCATACTTTATCTATTCCCTATTGCTAGTTTGCTGTCTATTCACATTACCACCAAAAGCCCCATCATATATCGGGTCTAAGTAAAACAAATTGCCACTTGGGAACACAAATCTCATATCTCTCATCGTGTCATCAGTAATGTTGTTGTTCAAAACATCGCCTATAACGCTGCTTGCATTAAGCATTGTGCTACCAGCAGGGCCAAAAACAGACCCAACTTTAGCACCAGCATGAACTGGATATTGCTGTTGCTCTGTTAACAATGGGCGCATTCCTATTTTATAGTCGCTAACCTTTTCAATTGCGTTGTTTACATCCATAAACCAACCCAAAACACCGCTTCTATCTATTGCATTCATAAGCTTTTGGTCAGCAGTTTCGTCACTTGTTATACCATATTGGCTTCTTTTTATTTCATTAACCATAGCAGCCAATCCAACAATCAAAAATGCACCTTGCCAAAATGCACCATCTTTTTCTTGCAAACCAGCAGTGAGCATACGAACCATAGCTCCCTGACCGTATGATTTAAACTGGGTCATAAGAGAACCAATTTCAGTAGATGTCCATAAAGCCCTGTCCCCAGCACCGGGAGTTATAATGGTACGTTCTACATTCTGATTTAAAGCATTTCTAAACTTTAGACGTTGAGCCATAGCTTCGTCAGACCAGCCATCGGTATTAGGAATCCATTCGTTCCCTTCTTTTTGACCGTTCTTACGAATCTCTTTTCTCATAATCCTATAGTCATTTTCACCTATACCATTCTTAAGAAGCTTTTCTTTTTCTGATTGAGAAAGGGACTTCCAGCCACCCTTTTTCATAATGCTTTCTGTCATTCTTAAGACGGTGACGTTACCAGCTATTTCTTTGATTGCCTGATTCCATATGTTCAAACCGTTCATCATAAAGAACATGCCAGTTGCGTCATTCAAACTACGCTCCACAGCAAAACGATTACCAAACAAATCACCAATATCTGACATAGCATGCGCTCTTAAGCCAAGAACAGCATCTACAGCAATAGCCGCTTTGTCTAATTCGCCCTTGTTCATTTGCTTGATAGTATATGCTTGCTGGTCAAACATAGACTTGAAGCCCTTATGATAGGTATTAGAAAAACCTTCAACCATAACAATCCTTGCTATGTCAGGAACAGAGCTAACCATAGCACTGCCCATTCCTACTAAAACATTGAAAGACTTCATTGTTCTAACAAAACGACTTGAGAATGCGTGTGGGTCTTTAGAAGCTCCATAAGTTCCACGCAGTCTGTCTCTTAGACCACGAATGTCCCTTATGTCTGCTTCTTTGGCCTTTGCTAATTCAGACCTTTTAGCGAAGTCTGATGTTTCTGATATTAGTCTGTCATACTCTCTAGCAATTTCATCTATCTGGTCAGACATATCAAAGCTTCCGTATCTTCTCGCAAGCTCAATATCCATTCCCATAGTCTTTACATGGTGCTTAATTAAGGTTTCTATATCTCTTTCAAGAAACTCTTCTATAAGTTCATCGGGTATCTCAAAGCTTCTTCTTTGCGCTCCAGATGCGTTTTTAATAAAGTCGAGAGAGTCATACCCACCTTCTAAATCAACAAATGGCTTTCTTCTTGTAACCGAATCAAGTATTTCAGCAGCCATTTTGTCTGCGTTAGATGCACTCTCACCTTTCTTAATCAAGTAAGTTCTTACTATATTTAAAAATCTTGGAGTGTTTTCTTCAATTTTATCTACCCTATAGACTCTAGGGACATAAGATTCAGCAGTGTTTATAAGAACTCCAGACTCTTGGATTCTTGCAAGCTCTCTTTCTATAGACTGAATTGCTTTTGCGTCTCCAGACTCTCTGGCTACTTTGAGTTCTTTTTCTAGTTGCTTGGTAAATAAACCTACTTGTTGAGCTTCTTCTTTAATAAAATTAAACACTGGTCTATATGCTTGAGCCGCTTCAGTAACAAATGATGAAGCAGAGTCACCAACCTTATCTATGTCACCCCTAGCCATTGCCATGCCTACACGTTGCCTAAACTCAACTTCTGTAAGAGTGTTGTCTGCTCTTCTAAATATATCGCCTGTTTGCATTTTTAACATTTCAACAGCACGACCAATATCGCTTTCTGGAACAGCCCTGTTTCTATATTTAAGATAAGCAGAATCAGAAACTCTTATAGACTCCAACAATTTTGGCAAATAAGTTGTTCTAAACGTAGCTTCGACAGATTGGTCCATTTCTATTCCAAAAGACCTAACCTTTTTCTGCATAACACCGCCAACATCAACCATGCCTACGGCTAAGTTTCTAACAAAAGCATTGTCACTATTAAGCATTCTATTAACTGGATTCCACCCTAGCTTTTCAACTCCAATGCCAGTTTCTTCTAAACCCTCTTGCTCCAACTGACGATACATAGTTGTTCTTACTGTTTCAGGATTAGCCCCTGCTCCAGCAGATTTTGGCAATCTTTCGTACCCTTCTCCAACAGCTTCATCTGATTGACGCATTTGAGCTAAATTTACAGCAGACATGTTTTTACCAAAAGCAACAGTCAAAGTACCGCCAAGTATAGAAGCGGCAGTTAATGCCATTGCACTATGGCTAGCATCTCTTGCTTCGTTTTGTGTTTCAATAATGCCTTGTTGCCCAGCAGTCATCATATATGTAAAAGCAGCACCACCAAAGAATCTTCTTACAGGGCCAGCTCTCATAATTCTTACTGGTGCTATTGGAGACATTATAGTTGGAGTGGCTAACGTAACACCAACACTAAGCAAACCGCCATAATTAGACTGGTCAAGAACATACATGTCTTGCCTGTCTTCTTGCATACGTCTGTATTTTTCCATGGCTTGCTCATGGCTACCTACATGCCTAAAGAAAAACAAGCCATCCTCTCCAACAAGACTCTTAAGCCTCTTGTCTTTAAATGGAGAATACCCAGGAACAGACCTCATTTTAGGGTCAATAGATGAATTTATCAGTCTGCCTAAAGCTGGACCTACATGATATTGGTCTATAGCCGCTTCAAAAGCTTGACCAAGAGTAGGGGTGTAAAGATGATAGTCAAAAGAGTTTTCGTCTAATTTGCTAGCTACTCTTTGACCAAATCTATCAGACTCAAAGCCATACATTCTATTGTGCAAATCACGATAGACATTGTTTTTAGGTATGCCCTTTTCTTCAATGAGCTTTTTTATTCTTAGCTCACTTTCCCTAGCTTTCTTCTGCTCTTTGGTAAGTTTGAAGGTTTTAGGTACTGTAAAGCTGTTCTCAACACCTATTTGAGAAGGCTTAAATAAAGCATCAAAGCTACCTTCTTCAGGTAAGGGGATGCCTTCAGCCTCTAATTTTTTTTTTAAAACCACTCCAGAAAGAAGGCTGGCTTCTTTGTTCCTTCTGGTAGAGTACCTGTCTCCAAAGTCCTCTAAGTTAGCAACAGCATCTTCCCAAGAACCACTTGTTACTTGCTTCCAAAAGTTAGGTGTTCTGCTTTCTAAGTCTCCGTACTGGAAGGCAACAGATGCAACAACTGTTTGTTGCTCTGGAGAAAGCTCATCAAAATCACTGTTTGTAGCATTTTGCCACTTCTCTCTCAACTTGCTTAACTCTTTGGTTTTAGCAAAATTATCTACTGTTATTGCTTGCTCTTCAGATAAATTTAAGTTCTTTGCTATCTTCTGTGCCTCAGCACCTTTAAAGCCAAGAAAAGGTTTTAATGCTTCTTTTAGGTCATCATCAAGACCTTCTAGGTCTGACTCTTGCCTTGCACCTAAATCAAACCCAGTTCCTATAGTAACCCCAGAAGAAGAAGCACCAGCATCAGGAACATATCCTGTTGTTTCAAAGCCTTCTAGTTCACGTATAAAATTCCAGTTTACTTTGCTCATTATTTAAATCCAAGACTGAGTACAGTTTCTTTTAATCTCCAAAGCTCTTCAATATCTTCTGTAGTGAAAGGCTCTATTGATTCATCCATTCTAAGGTAATCTGAGTTTTGACCTAAACCAAAGTAAATCTCGTTTACCTTTTTTATCAATGGGTCAAATGAAGAAGGCTG